CCGCCATAAGCGTAAGGACCGCACGATGATTACATGGCCCGCAAAAGACCCACAGGAGGTCGCCGATTATAGCTGGCAGCCGCCTTTGGATGCAGGCGATGCTATCGCGACATTCACCGCCCTCACGGCCAGCGGCGTATCGATCGACAGCACTTCATTCACTGCTGCCATCGCAACCGTTTGGGTATCGGGCGGCACGGCAACGGAGATCGCCACGTTCACATTGACAGTGACAACCACGGGCGGCCGGACGTTCGAGACAACCGCGATTCTCAAGATCGCGGACAGCGCCGCCCCCGTATTGAAATCCGACACGCTGACCGAGCGGCTGGCGGAAGCGGAAGCAGCACTTCACGCACTGGCGACCGGAGCGCGCGTTGCCGATGTGATGCGCGACGGCCGCCGTGTCACCTACAGCGCTTCCAACATGGCCGAACTGCAGGGATATATTAACTGGCTCCGCTCCGAGATCGAAAAAGAGACAGCAACCGAAACTGGGCGCACGCGCCGCCGCGCAATCGGCTTAAGGTGGCAGAACTGATATGACGCAAATCGCAAAACCCCGCATCCGGGTTCGCGCCGATGGCACGATCCCGCGCCAGGCGGCGTTGTTCGGGCTTCAAGGCCGAGACTCCGCCCGGCACGATGTATCGGAATTCTCCGGCTGGGCACCGCGTATTAATTTTGCCGGTACGAATTACAGCCGTGAATGGGAAACCATCACCGGCCGCGCCCGCAACCTTGATGAAAACAATGGCTGGATCAACGGCGCAATAGATCGCCGTGTAGAAGCGGTGCTCGGCGTCAATATCCGGCTGTCTGCGCAGCCCATGATCGAACTGCTGAACCGCGATTACGATTGGCGGATGCAATGGACCGCTGATGTCCAGTCCCGCTTTAGCGTATGGTCCAACGATATCGAGCATCGCAGCGATGCCCGCCAACGCCTCTCATTCGGGGCAATCGCGAAGCTGGCATATCTCGGATATGTGCGAGACGGTGAAGTAGTCGCTGAGGTCCGGGACAATCGCCGCGGCCTCGCCAACACCACCAATATTCTTCTGGTGGAGCCTGAGCGCATTTCCACGCCGCCCGAGCTGGGGGCCGAAGAAGGCCCAATGCTTCGCGGCGGGATCAAGATGGACGCGAACGGCGCTCCGGTTGGATATTATGTCCGCTCGGGCCATCCCAGCGACCCTGCGGCCAATTACGACAAGCAGCGGTGGGATTACATACCAACCAGGGGACGCACCGGGCGGCCCAAATTCATTCATCTGTTCTCGCCTCGCCGGGCAGAGCAAAACCGGGGCATAAGCAGGCTCTCGGAAGTCATGGTTCCGGCCAAGATGCTCGATCGGGTGGACCGCGCTGAAGTCAACGCCGCGCTGAAATCCGCACTGTTCTCGCTGTTCATCAAGTCGCCCGGCTCTACCGAAGATCTGGAATCGGCGCTTTCGCAGGCTCCATCAGGAAGCGAAGCCTCGCTCGATCCATGGATTGAAGCGTATATCCAGCATCGCAATACAAATCCGGTAATGGTCGCCGGCGCACAGGTTACACACTTGCTGCCCGACGAGGACGTAATCACACCGGAGCGCAGCAGTCCAAATTCGAATTACCCCGAGTTCGCGCGGTTCATCCTGCAAAAGGTAGCTGGCTCGATCGGTATCAGTTACCCGCAATTGTCTCAGGATTGGGCGGGGATCAATTATTCCTCTGCCCGCGCGCTGCTCAACGAAATGTGGCGCTCGTTCAAGGAAGATCGGCATTTCTTTTGCCAGCATTTCCTGACCCCGATTTATTCCGCTTGGCTTGAGGTCGAAGTCGCGCTGGGCACAATCAAGGTGCCAGGCGGCCCAGCCAATTTCTACCGGAACAAGACTGCAATCTGCATGGCCGAATGGATAGGGCCGGGACGAGGCTCGGTGGATCCGCTCAAGGAAGCCTCAGCCAACAATCTGGATACCGCAGCCGGCCGCAAATCTACGGTCGAATGCATTCTGGAAACCGGCCGGGATCCGAACGATGTCATGGCTGAAGAGCAGTGGATGGCGGGCGAGCGCGAACGCCGCGGCCTGCCGACGCTCAATCACAACGTCAAGCCGGATGCATCCAGCGAAGCAGACGGAAGCGAAGAAGAAACTGCGCCAATCAAGCCCAGCAAATCACGTCAGGAGAAAATGGCATGATCCAATATCCACTGATCGGGCAGCGCATGTTCAACACGCCCCTGATGCTCCGGCCAGAGAAGTGCGAGATCGTGGTTGCCGCGTTGCTCGATCACTTTGGGGTGGCCAAGCTGAACCGGATCGACGGAACCAGCCTGGGCGTTGTCGAGTTGCGGCAGGAAGCCAGCGATGCACAGGGCGGCGAACGCGCGACGGCCCGGTATTACGAAGTAATCGACGGTGTAGCGATAATCCCGGTGCAGGGCTCGCTCGCACAAAGGGTTGGCGGGCTCGATCCCTATTCGGGAATGCTCGGATACAACCAAATCGAAGCAAAACTCGAAGTGGCAATGGACGATTCGCAAGTTCGCGCCGTGCTGCTCGACATTGACAGCTCTGGCGGGGAAGTTGCCGGCTGCTTTGACCTTTCTCGCAAGATCGCTTCCTATTCGCAGCGCAGCGGCGGCTCCAAGCCGATCATCGGCGCAGCGAATGAGCAGGCTTGCTCTGCGGCATACGCGATCATTTCCGGTGCCGATGAAATCTACATGCCAGAAACCGGCGTTGTCGGTTCAATCGGGGTGTGGACGATGATGGTAGATCTGACCCGCGCGCTCGATAAGGATGGAGTTGAAGTAACGATGGTGCGCGCCGGCGACCGCAAGGCGCGCGGCGGCCCCTATGAGCGGGCAGACAAGGCAACGGTCACCAAACTGTTCGATTGGGTCGAAGCCACGCGCCAGCAATTTGCTCAACTGGTGGCGGATAACCGGCAAATTTCTGTCACGGACGTACTGGCTCAGGAAGGCGACTGGTATCACGGCGACGAGGCAATAGCCCGCCGCCTGATCGACGGGATCGGTTCTTTCGAATCGATATTTAACCGGGCCCGTTCGCTCGCGAACGCCTGAACACACCACCAACCAAGGACCAAATTATGACTGAACAAGCCTACGCCGGGCTTCGCCGCGCTGCGCGCGCCGGAGAAGCGGAAACCGAAACACCGCCTAACAATCAGGACGAGAACGGCGAGGAAGAAGCCAAGTCGTCCAAGAAAAAGAAGGACCACAAGATGACTGAAGAATCCAACGCATCGGCCCTCGCCGCAGCAACGTCTGCCGGGGCCAAGGCCACTCACGAACGCTTCGCCGCCGTAATGGCATCCAATCATTATGCGGGGCGCGAGCCGCTGGCGATGAAGCTGCTCGGCAACGACAAGCTGAGCGCGGATGAAATTATCGACACGCTCTCGGTCGCCGAAGCAAAACCCGCGCCGGTAGCCGCTGATCCGGCGCTGTCGCAGGAAGCTGCCGAAGAAGCCGGGCGGAAGGAAATGCAGGCCGCGTTGGGAGCAACTACCAACAGCAATCTCGACGCCTCCGGCAGCAGCGCGCCTGCGGCCGGAACAAAAGCATCTGACGTTTGGGGCTCGGCTCACGCCAACCTCTGCATCGCAAGCAACGCCTGAAACTAGGCAAGAAAGGAAATTCACATGGTTACTCTTACTGAAGGCAAGCATGAAGGTGAGTTCATCGGCCAGTTGGCGATGGGCGTTGGCTACCACGTTGACGAAATCACCGTACTCTCCGGCCAGAATCTCGCTGTAGGCGACGTTGTAGGCATAATCACTGCAAGCGGTAAATATACCGTATATTCCAACGTCGCCGCAAATGGTTCTCAGACAGCGGCCGGCATTCTGGTTGGCGCGGTTAATGCAACCGCAGGCGACGTTACGGATGCTCGCGTTTTGCGGCGCGGGCCGGCAATCGTCAACTCAAACGATCTCGGATGGGGCGCGAACGACGCGGCTGGTATTACTGCCGGCAAAGACGATCTGCTCGCCATTGGCATCAAGGTAGCCTGATAGGCGCTCTTTTAAGAAAGGTAATTCACCATGCATATGGACGTATTCAACGACGACGCTTTCAGCCTCGTCGAAATGACCGCTGCGGTCGAAAAAGTTCCCTTTGTTCCGAGCTTCCTCGGATCTCTTGGCCTGTTTGGAGCAGGCGAAGGAGTACATACCGATGTAATTTCGGTTGAGCGTAAGGACATGATCCTGACCCCGATCCCCACCAGCCAGCGCGGCACTGAGCCGCCAATGGGCTCGACCGAGAAGGCGAAGCTGCGCAGCTTCAGCATTCCGCGCGTTGCCAAGGGCGGTCAGATATTCGCACGCGAAATTCAAGGTGTGCGCGCATTTGGTCAGCAGAGCGATTTGGTTACTGCCGCCCAACTGGTCGCGCAGAAGCAAGTGAAGTATCGCCAGGAACTCGAACTGACGATGGAACTCCACCGGCTCGGCGCGATCCAGGGCATCTTGCTCGATACCGATGCTTCGGTTCTGTACAATTATTTCACCGAATTCGGCATTGTGCAGCCTATTGAAATTGCCTTCGATCTTGCCGCTGCTGCGCCGGCCAAGGGTGTTCTGCGTTCGCTTATTTCCAACAGCGTTGTTCGCCCGATTATTCGTGCGCTCGGCGGGGCGTGGAATCCCGGCGTTCGCATCATCGCGCTGGCCGGGGACACGTTCTTTGACCAGTTCGTGAACCATGATGATGTCACCCGGACATACGAAAACTGGCAGGCGGCCGAGTCTCTGCGCACAGGGACGGCATTCTCGACCTTCCGGTTCGCCGATGTCGATTGGATCAACTATAGGGGCACGGACGACAATTCGACCGTTGCGGTGGGCACCGGCAAAGTGCTCTTCATCGTGCAGGGTGTTCCCGGCCTTTATCGCCGGTTCAATGGTCCTGGCGAAAGCATGGAAACCGTCAACACCATCGGCCGGCCGATCTATTCGGAACTGATCCGGGACGAAAAGCGGCGCCAGTGGGTTCAGCCTGAAATCTATTCGTATCCGCTGCACATGGTCACGCGCCCTGAAGTCATCCTTCGCGGACGCAACACCTGATGATCTGGTCGGGGCGGCTTCGGTCGCCCCGGCTGACAACCGAGGAAACACCCCATGAAACTTGAAATCGAAGCGCTCGCGCCATTCACGGCCTACACCGGGGAAATGGTCGTGCTTGCGCCTGGCGACACCGCGTTTCTGCCCGAAAAGATGGCCCAGGATTATATCGACGCCGGATTGGCAACACTGGTAGCCAAGAGCAAAAAGTCCGCCGCTTCAGCCAAGGGCAAAAAGTCCGCCGAGCCGGTGGAACAAGATGAAGCGGAACCAATCGTCAACGACGAATCCGCAGATAATGCAGATCAGGGCGAAGCCGCCCCAGCAGCGGCCGATGCGCCGCCTGCCGCATAGGATCGTCACGCGGGCCGGGGCGTAATGTCCTGGCCGGTTTGACAGCCCCATGGCTATACCTACCCTCGAAAGCCTCACGGCTGCGCTGGACCGCACCTGCGCAGACGGGCTTGGCGACATCATCCAGTATCGCGCCGCTGGCGCTTCCACCTATCTCCCGGTGAGGGCTCATGTTGATTATCGCGATATGCTGAAATCCTTCGAAGGCTCTGCTGCCATCGCGCAGGAAATCACCGTTTCCATTCCCAAGGCCTATCTGCCGGCAAAGCCTTCGAGCGGCGTCCGGATCCAATTGTCATTGCTGCCTGGCCAGACATTCAAGCCGATATCGGCGCGCAATGATGAAAGCGGAACGCACTGGGAGTTTGACTTGCAGGACGTAATTCATGCCTGATACCGCCCAAGCCAAGATCATTGACGCTTATGCCGCGCTGCTTTCGGGCTATGCCGCGCTGAGCGGCAAGACGATCATCACCGATCGTTCACCAGAGGATGCGATTGACCGGGAGGAAACGCCCGCAATCGTCATTTACCCCCAAGCATGGAGCTTCGACGCCTCACCGGAGCAGGGGCAAACGCTTCATCAATTGCTGCTCAATTTCGACGTGATTGAAAGCTCTGCTGATGTCGGAATCATCGGCCGGGCCTCACAAGAGGCAATCGCCAATATCATCGGCGCGATTCACTCTGACCGCGTTTTGGGAAACCGGCTTGAGGACGCGCAGGAAATTGATGTCGCGCCGCCGACGGACAACGGAAAAAGCGTTGGCGGGGCATCGCTGCAAATCAGAGTCCAGTTCATCACCCCGCGCGGGGATCACTTCACGATCCTCGGTCTTGGCGGCGCAACATTCTGACGCTTGAAAAGGAAACTACCATGAACGCCAAACTCCCAAACCTTCCCGCCGCAACGGTGGACATGAGCACGCTGCACAATGCGCTGATGAAAGGTTCCAGCCCAGAAGAAGCGGTAGCCAAGGCGGTTGCCGAATACGCGCCAAAGCCAGCCCCTGCTGCGAAGGCTCCGGCCTCTGGCAGTACAACCGCAAAGACCAAAACCACCGCTACGGCTTCTGCCGCTGCATCCAAATAATCCGGCCAAGGAAGGACTATTACCATGGCATTGAGATCCAACAAAACTACAGTCGCCGTCAAAACTCAGGCCGCGCAGGGCACGTTCGACGCGCCCTCAGGCACAACCGATGTGCTTCGGGTGTCCAATCTGACGCTGAGCATCCAAGGTGTCACAATTGCCGACAATGAATATACCGGCAGCGTTCACAAAAACGGCGATCAGGTCAGCGGTAAGATCGTAACCGGATCGTTCTCAGTCAACATGCGCCCACCGGGCGGCGCGGCCGTTCCGCTCGCGGATGCTTTCATTCCCGGTCGGCTGCTCAAAGCGGCAAAATTCACCGAACTGCGCACCGCCGCCGCGATCCCGGTAGCGCCTGAGGCTGTTGGCGCTGGCTCGACCAACCGGGCTGCCTCGCTCGGCATTTCTGCGGCTGCAACGGCAAATCTTTACAAGGGGATGCCGATCATCATTTCGGACAATGGCGTGACCTTCAAGGAGCAGCTTTCCGCCATCCGATCCTACACTGCGGCGAAGCTAGCCACGCTGGCCGAGGAACTGGCTCTGGCACCGGCTGCCAATTACCAGATACCCAAGAGCCTGAGCTACATGCGCTCAATCGATGAAACGGACCCCCCGTTCCTGTCGCTGAAAATCTGGCTGGATGGCCTGCGCTTCGATCTGTTCGATGTCACGATCTCCGGCCTGCGATGGGTTATGACGGTCAGCACGGATCAGCAACCAGCCTACCCCGTCTTTGAATTCAACTTCACCGCCAAGCTCCAGGGAACTGCCGACGAAGCCACGCCGGTTACTTCCTCGCTAGGCGCGACACCATTCTTCAGGGATGGCAAGCTGTCGCTGGCATACAAGAAAGTTGGCGGCTCAAACGTCACGGTCGATTTCGGGCTCAGCACCGCCTCGCCGCCCGATCCAAATCAGGTTGATGGCTCAGGTGCCGCAGAACTTGTCGAAAGCACAACGAGCGTAACAATGGACCGCAGAGCCTACCTCAAAGCGGAATTCGACACTTTGGCTCTGGCCGACGCTCAGGCACAGCATCCATTGCTGGCGCAGTGGGGCTTCACGGCTGGTGCCATGATACAGGTTGTCATTCCGGATACCCGGTTCAACTATCAATCGCCTGATCTCGGCGGAGAATTCATCACCGAAAACGGCGATCTCTTCGTGGACGTGTTTGACAGAAATGTTGTCGTGAATTTCGTATACTGAATCTAACCACATGAAAGGGACCACCCCCTGTGTCCTATCCTTACGAAAAGGGTGAAGCCGAGCGCTTCATCCCGTCCGCATTTGCGGATATGAAAGACCCGCCGACACTCTGGCTGCGCACCGGGACGCCGCGCGAAAAGCGCCGGCAGCGCCGCATGATGGATGAGGAAGGCCTGCGCACGCATAGCGATAGCGCGCTGCAAGCCGAACTGCTGAAAGGCATGGCAGGGCTGTTCTCGACAGACGATTACGCGCTCTGGTCAGGCAAAGTTCAAAGCTATTGGGCTGCGAGCGAATCTTTCCTCCATGAGCACGAGGATACCGAGCCGGAGGAAGTGCCGGAGTTCGTGTTCGAGGAGGAAGAATTGATTCTCGAAGTCTTGAACCAGATCGGCAAGGATTGGCGACCTTACCGCATTTTGGTGGCCGACAACCGCGAAGCCAATCGCACGATCGCCGACGTGTTCAATTCCTGCGTTATCGAGCGGTATGAAAATATCGACGTGCCAGTGGATCGGATGGGCAAATACATCACGCTCGATTGCGCGATGGAGGTTGGCGATGAACTCGACCAAATGGCACACAAAGCTGAATTGGTAGACGATGCGGCAAACCCGCGCGTCGAACTCAACAGCAAGTGCATCCAGAAATTGTTCCTGACCAAGGAACAGGAAAAAAACTCCGAATTGCCGCAGCAATCGTCTCCGAGCCAGGACAATACGAAAGCTGGGAAGGAGTCCACGAATGGACCATCGAAGGCTGCGGCACCTTCACCGAAAACCCCCGAAGCCGCGTAGGTGATGAGGAATATGCGATGATCAGCCTGTTTCGCCACTGCGATCAGGGCATGGCCGGCTTCCGCTATCCCGATGGCCGCGCTTATCTTGATCAGCCGTGCGTCCTGTTGGATGCATTTGGTGCGGTGAGCAAGGCGCTGAAGGACTTCCGGCCCAAGCAATGATCAGTGCATCCTTTCGCCCGCCGTCACGCGACAATTTCGATGACTTCCGGCGCAATTCGGTCCAGTCGATCGAGCGTGCGGCGCTTCGCAGCGTTGCGGTGGCGGCCGGGCGCGGCAAGGCGGCTATCCGTAGCCAATTCAGCGGGGCCGGGTTGGCCGGGCTCGGTCGGGCGATCGATGCCAATTCCGATGCCGATACCGGAACAATCAAACGGCGCGGGGCGACGGGCTTTTCTGTCTCGGCCGCCTTCTTTGTGCGGAGCGAGAGCGAGCGGACGCTAGGGGCGATTGCCTCCTACACGGACGGCGCCGATATCGTCCCGGTGCGCGGGCGATGGCTGTGGTTTGCGACCGACGAGATACCAAAGCGCGCCGGACGCAAGAGAATGACGCCCGCGCTTTACCGGGCAAATGGCTTTGAGGGCAAAATCGGACCATTGATTTTTGTGCGCTCGATCAATGGCAATCCGCTGCTGGTTGTGAAGGGTGCGACCGTGAATGAGGCAGGTAAGCCGCGCACCGCCAGATCACGCTTGAAAAAGGGCGGCTTACCCAAGGGTCAGCGCGGAAAAGAATTCATCGTCGCCTTCATCGGCATTCCTCGCACGTCGCGGGCCGCGCGGGTGAATATCACTGCAATCTTGAACAACGTGCGGGCCCAGCTGCCCGAGATATTCAATCGTGAAATGGACAGGAAGGTGAAATAATGGACGGCAGCCCAACCCAGCTTCCTGCGTTTATTCAGCTGAGATATTCCGAAAACGGCGTTTTTGATAAGCTGAAAAGCGATGCCCGTTCGGCGACGGGTGATCTGCAACGCCAGTTCGACAGCACTTTTTCCAACATCGGCGACACGGTTACGAAGGCGCTCTCGGTAGCCCGTAACCAGGGCGGCTCGCTGGATCTCGGCGTAAATGAATTGCGCGCTGCGCAAGGAGCGCTTGAGGCCCGCGCTGTTGCCGCAGAAGAAGTCGCCCGCGCCACACGCGCCGCTGCGCAAGCAGAGGGGGATTATTCCCAGGCCGCGCGCATCACGACAGCCGCCGCAGATGCACTGGCCCGTGAAGAGCGCGAAGGCGCGGTTGCCGCCCGTTCCCGTGCCGACGCTGCGGAACAGGTGCAGATACAACTCAACAAGCAGGCGTCCGCAACACAGTCCGTCATCGCGGCGACAAATCGCGGCACTATTGCCAACAGCCAGATGGTCAATTCGACCCGCGCGCTTCGCCAAGCAACCTTGCAGGCCGGTCAGCAGGTGCAGGATATTGGGATTTCGCTGGTGTCCGGTCAGCGGGCCGGGATTGTATTCGCCCAGCAGTTGCCGCAGTTGGCATTTGCGCTGAGCGGGCTGGAGGGACAGGCAAACAAGACGGCGGCGAAGATTGGCAAATTCGCCACGTTCCTGGCTGGCCCTTGGGGTTTGGCGGTAGGCCTTGCGGTCGGGGTGCTGGGCACGCTGGTTGCGTCTATGTTTGAAAGCAGTGATGCGGCGGACGATGCTTCGGACGCCAACCTGACACTTGCAGAAAAGCTCGATGCTACCAAAAGGGGCTATGAGGCCGCCGCAGAGGCGGCGCGAGAATATAATAAGGACGTAGCCAAATCGGCGCAAACCTCGCTTCAGGCTGCGCAAGCACTGGCGATTCAGACCGAGCAATTGTTGCTTCAATCGCAGCAGAAACAGATTGAACGGAAGGCCGCTCTCGATGAGCTAAAGAGATTAACAAACGATCCCGGGCCTAAAGCGACTGGAAGCAGGGCGCTTTCGAGGGCTCCCAGTGTTGTGGGGCTTGAGCGCAGTATTTCTTCGGCCCAGACTGATATTGAAGATCAGATTCTTGCTGTCCGAAACTCTAAATTCTCGCTCGCCAAGGAACAGGCGGCGATTCAGGGCGACACCGCGAAGGCTATCAAGGAGAGCTTCGAGAATGCCCGGCAGGAAATTAGCCGGACGGTAGAAGGTGTCGATGCGACGAGGGCCGCCCTGCTGAAGTTGGACA